CAACCCAATCAGATGCGCTCTTTGAAGAAAAGACCTCATATCCGCCCCTATCGGAGACGAAGAAATGCTTATTCCAGTTTCCGAACAGGATTGGTGTCTCGTTCGTTCCCACGCCCAGGTTGACAGGTAGCTGGTCGCTTATTTTGTAAGGATATGTCCAAATCATCGGAACCTGTCCCAATCCGGGCACCTGCCAGATGTACCTGCCCTGTGCATCCTTAATCTTCATAAGGACTTGCAGTCCGGTTGTAGATGTGACAAGGGTTGCCCCTTCGCGATACTTTGCGTTGAGGGCCATTATCAGGTCCACCAGGTCATCGAATGTAACAGTGGCTCCGGTCATCGTCGCTACATTGACTCCTACTGCATAGAGCACTCCCATGAATGGATCACCTGCTCCGGTGTTTCCGGCAAACCCGACCCTGTCCTCCTCAAGACCCATCGCATCAGCAATCAACTCCATGATGAATTGGTCGAGGTCGACGCTGTTGTCTTCCAACAATTCGTCAGTCATCTTGACGATTGCCGCCAACTTCTTTGCTGTCTGGGTAAGCTGGCCAAAGGTTGGCTTGGTCTCGGTCTTAACAGCCCCTTCTTCTGTCCATGTGACTACCACATTAGTTAGCTGTCTCGGAAGGAGACGGGTGAGTGATGCCATCGGGAAGTTCCTGGCTAACTGGCGCAGTATCGAACCGGCCCGCTCCAGCTTGATTATCTCATTGCCATACTCAACGGGCACAGTGTATCCACCCTGGGCAGGAGTCCCTTCACTCATGATTGTCTTTTCGATTCCTGATTCTGCAAGGAATTGATGGTCGCCTAAAGCCACCGCCTTAAGGACTTGGCCGAGGTAGACACCATTCTCAGGCATCTTCCCGTCCAAGATCAACTTATCGATAGACTTACCCTCTGGGCTTTCCTTCGAAGGCCCGAAGCGCATTGTTCTCTTTGGAGGATGGACTTTCTCCATTACCTCGGCGAACAATTTCTCCCTTTCCTCCGCCTGCTTCTCTGGCGAGAATCTCATCTCGAGAATCTCACGCAGGTCAGCGACTTGCTTAAGTAATTTCTCATACTCAGTCATGATCTTTCCCTCCTTTTATCATTTCTCCGAGGGCTTTCAGTTCCCCGGATATTTTTTCTACTCTCTTTTTTTCTTCCTCTGTCCGCTCTTTGCCGCCTTCCTCCTGCGGTTCGGAAGCGTTGTATACCTCAGTCAGGGCATCGATGCACTTCTTGACGATGCTTCGGTTCTTCTCCGAAAGCACCCTGCCCGATTTCTCATCTATTTCGCCGAGCTCCATTTCCATTGTTATGATGTCGCCCAACTCCTCGAACCAAACGTCCTCGAACATCTCGCGCAGCTCTGGCTCATCATATTCCTTAAACTCTGGCGGCTCCTTATCGAACTGCTTATAGTGTTTGGCCAGATGATTGTAGACCCCTTTCCTGTCCTCTGCAGGGATCCTCACGCCTCCCCGGGCCCCGAGTAGTGCTGCCATGGCTGCTGCTACTGCCCGCCAGACTGCATTGTATCCCTTCGCCCTGTGATGCGGGAGCTTATAGGAAGTCTTGATGTCCGGCTCCTCGCTGTTCACCCAGGTGCACATAATCTTGAGGTCCGCGACTTCCGCCTCTTTCACCTCTTTGCCGACATCCCAGGCCGCATCATCCGGGTCCTTGCCGGTTGCCTTGAATGGGATGGCTCCTTTGTAATGCTCTGGATCCTGATCCGGTTCGATAAGCCCAAAACTCTTGGCAATCACATGACCGAAAGCTCTCTGCGCCATAGCATCGACATTCGATGGCACAGGACATCCAGATATTTCCAGAAGCTCCTGCGATGTATACCTTGTTCCCCTGAACATACCTTTTGTTGAGTCAGGGTCCTTTTCATCTTTTCCCTCATCATCTTCGAGGTCCTCAAACTTGAGGGGCATAAATCCGACGGAGAAAGTCCGAAGATGTCTGTTCTTGTACATCTGCCAAAGAGTTTCTGCGAATGGATAAATTTCTCCGGCAATGAATTTGGGCTTGAACATCAACCTGTCATTTTCTGTTTTTATCTCGACTGCGTTTGCAATTGGCAAGCCCTTATATTCATGAGCCCAGAGGATTACGGGATTTTTCTTAAAATTTTTCAGTTTCCACCCAGCAGGCTCTATGATGTCTCCATCCCTGTCCTTAATGCCAGTGGATGCCACCGCCCAGAAAGTCCGTTCCTCCTCGTTCACGTCCTTAATTTCGAAATCGACAAATTTCTTTATCATTTCCATACTGCCCTCCTCTTTTATTCTCTTTCGATTATCCCCGAGATAGTGCATCGGCAATTTATCACGTCCCCTGCCGCTCCTGCCGGGTCCCCCGGGTACATCAGCCCATTCGAGAACGGTTTGTCGAGCAGGGCTGGCTCCCCATCGATCTGGTGGCTGTCCCGCACTTCCGTGTCCCGTGAGCTGATCCATTCCTTCTTTTCAACTACTTCCGATTGCTCATAAGCTGCCATGGCCCCATTATTGTGGGCCGAGATTATTTCAGTCCTGGCTATGCGCTCGGTCCTGTGACCCCTGGCCATACCGAAAACCCTCTCGACGCGCTTCTCTGCCTCTTTGATCCCCTCGCCTGTGGACATCGCTGCCCTAAGCTCTCCGCGCAACTCTACCAGGGTCTCCTTATTTACCTCATTAGCGAACTTGAATGTTTTCTTATCAATCCATGCCTGGACAGCCGGGTTGCTCACATCGAACTCGATTCCCAGTCCAAGCCGGTCTACCTCAAATTTTGCGTGGTCCTCCAGAGCTCCGCTGATTATGGGCGTCCCTCCATTCCTCATGATTCTGTTTGCTTCCTTGAGGGAGAACAGCAGCACGCTTACCCTGTCCTTGCCTGTATAGTCAAATTCCAGGAGGGTCCTGGCCATCGGATTGGCCTTCCAGCCGCTATCCCTCAAATTCCTGATGACCTCTTTCTCCTGGTCCGTGAAAATCCTCCGTAGGATCGGTTTGAACTTCCGCTCCCAGGATTCCGTAGAACGCTTGAAATAAGCCCATATTTTATCCCGGACGGCCTTTGCCCTGTCCTCCTCGGAAATCTCCTCTGGTTCGCCTGTTTTGGCTGTCTGGCTGACAGTCTGGGTCTTACCGCCTTCTTCCTCGGGCTTTTCCGGGCCTTCTTCCGACCTTGAACTCAATATCGGCATCAGGTTCATCGGCGCATTCCACACATCGCCCCAAGGTACGGGTGGCCATTTCCTTTCTTCCCTGACTTCGTTTATAAGTTTGATTCCGCTTCCAGTTAATATGGCATCCACTTCTGCCTTTATTTTCTGGTCCTCCTGAAGAGCCTCTATTCCCGAGTAGTCGAATTTGCATACCAGATTCGGGTCGTATGGCTGGACCAGGAAGGAATTTATCACGGCCTCTACTTTGGTCAGTTTCGGCATCATGGTGTTGAGCCAAAAGATTTTCTGCTGCTCCCGGGTATTGGCATAGTTTGCATATTCGAAAACGCCAACAAGAGAAGGCGGAACGCCAAAAACCGCCATTATATCTTCCCTGGTCATTTTCTTGGTGCTGATGAATTCCATATCCTTCTGATTGATGCCGATGGGTTCCCACTTTACCTCGCCCTCGAAAAGTGCTGTCTTATGAGCATTAGCCACTCCTCTGTGCATGGCTTGCCATCCGGCAATAATCCTGTTCCTCTGCGGCTCAGTCAATTCTCCAGCAGCTACCAAGGCGCCCCTGGGCTCTGCGCTGTTGATGAAGAAGTTCCGATTATATGTATCGCTGGACGTTTGGGTATCCACCGCTAACCGGCCTGCCGAGAGTGGAGATAATCCGTAGTATTCGTCTGCCGGGTTGAAATATTTGAAGTGGAGTATTGCCTCTTTTTCTATGTCTATCGCTTGACCGCCACCAATGCTGTATTTATAGCCGGCGACGTATTCCTTTGCGCTGGGCACTATCTTGACTTTGTGGGGATTGAGGGGATATATCTCAGTAGGCTTGCCGCCAATGAACATGTCCAGGAGCCAGTATGCGTTGCCCGAGAGCTCCTCGTATGTCAATGTCGCTTCCTTCAGGTCACACCCGCTCATAAACGGATTGACCGTCTCGAGCAATGTCAATAGCGGATGGTCCGTTATCTCATCCATCGTTATCTGGCCGTCCTTCTTTTTCTTCTTGTAGAGTTTTAACGGAACGCTTGCTGCCTGCGTGGCTATCCGGTAAACGCAGCTGTACACCCAGGCCGCATCCGCATATTGCTGCATATACTTCTGATAGTTCTGCGGAGTGGGTTTCCCCATGGTCCCATAGATGCCCGTGGTCACATCGGTCCTGAATAACCTTGATGCCTTCGTGTAACCGAAGGCTTCCATTATCCTGTCTATTGCTCGCATGTGATCACCGTTACCCTTGGTCCGCCTTCACCTGCGGCGTGGAATTTCTGGCCGTGAATGGCCAGGACGAGAGAATCGGCAAAGTCGGGACTCTTGAGTCCCCGCTTTTTCATATCCTCTTTGCCCTCTATTTTTATTTGTCCTTTGCTTGTCATGTCATATTTCCTTGCTGGCAGTTGGGAAGTTAATCTATCATCATCTGGGATATCAATATTGCCGGTCTCGAACCGCTTACGCATTGCCCAGTGCATTTCTGCCGAGAGGTTGAAAAACTGCCCTGGATCCTCCGCTTTTGCTCCGGCATTCACCGGCTGGGTCTTATGCCCTTCCTCATGCAACCGGTCTGTAACTCCGCCGCCTACTCCAACATCGTCGACGCAAGTGCTATATGCTGGGATGTCATGTCTCTGCATCATCTTTACTGTCCACCCTGCTGTCTTCATTGTGTCCTTGCCCTGAAATGCTATGATCTCCTTTACCTTCGGCCCATGGATCGCTGTGAGTACTGTCCAGGCGGTCCCGAACCTGGCCACATCTACGCCGAGGCCTTTGGGCCCGGTTGCTTCCAACTCCGCATTTTTGGCTGCCACAACCCAAGAAAGCAAAATTAGAGTATCTTCCGCTTCCTCTGGGAACTCTCCTTTTACTTTGCTAATGTAAAGAGGATTGCTCTCTCCCCAGTCCTTCTTCCTGTCCTCAATCCATTCCTTAGTGACGAGTCCGGGGATTACTTCCTTGCCTGCTACGACATTCGGGGTCTCAAAGGCCGAGATGTGGATCTTGTGCCATAACGGATCCTTAAAGCAATCGAAGAAGTTCCCCGATGGACTTCCCGGGTTGCCTATCGCCAGAAGCCGACAATTATCGTTCAGTATGAGGCCCTTTGCCGCCTGCCAGAGTTTGTTTGAGACTCCGGCGGCCTCGTCTATGATTACCAAGACATAAGGTGCATGGAACCCCTGAAACCTCTCGGCTTCCTTATCCACGTCTATCTTCGGGCTAAGTCCTAATGCAAACCAGTCGTCGTCGATTTTCAGTTCGGTAGTTAATAGTCGACCTCCCAGCGGCACTCTCGAATTGTGATAACTTTTTGCTATCTCGGCCCAAAGCAACTTTTCAACCTGAAGCCAGGTCGGCGCTGTCGTTATTACCTTGCTGGGCTGGTGGGTCGTAAGAAACCACAGAACGACCTCGTCGGCAGCCCTTGTCTTGCCCGCCCCATAGCAGCTCCTTACGGCCGTGTATTTATTCCTCTGGACCGACTGCAGGATCTCTTGCTGCTTTTTCCAAAGCGATGATCCTAAGACCCGATTTGAATAGAATACAGGGTCAGAGCATTTCTTTACTAAATCTTTCGCCTGTTTTAGTTCTTGCCTGTTTATCGTTATCGTTTCCATTGTTCCCATTAACTATCGTTACTATCTGCGTGAGGCTCATAATCTGGCCCTTGTGCTCAATCTTCTGCCTGATTCCGAATTCGTCGGGCAGTTTCCTTTCAAGGAACTTCAAGGCAAGTTCAGGATCACCATCAAGCCCCTTAACAAGTTCCTGCCTTGCTTTCAAAATAGGTTTCTGTAAAAGTGCTGCTTTTCGTTGCGAAACTAAAGGATGTGATTGTAAATATCTACATATTTGCGACGGAGTTATATCGGCATAAAACGAGGCTTCTGCATCACTTCCGCCTATCCCCCAGACTTGTTCCAGTTTCGCAATTATCTCTTTCTCATTTCTACCATTAAAAAGTCTTCTTCCTTCTTTTGCTTTAATTCTTCGCTTTGCCATTTAACTTCTCCGCCTTCTTGCCTGTATAATTCTCCCATCGTTGAATAATTACATCTACATACTTGGGGTCCAGTTCCATCGTAAAGCATTTCCTCTTGAGGCGTTCACATGCTATCAAAGTGCTTCCTGAACCTCCGAAAGGGTCCAAGATGTTCCAATCCCTTTGCGATGAATTCGCTAATGCCTTTTCTATAAGCCAGACCGGCTTCTCGGTTGGGTGGAGATAATCCTGGGTGTTCTTCTTCGGAACCTCCCATATGTCGTATTCGTCCCTTGTCTTCAGGAAGAAGTGCCTTCCCTTTTTCCAGCCATACATGATGCTCACCGACCTCTTCTTCATCTTGCTGCTTTTCCGCTTGCCGACCACTATCCATTCATGTTTATATCTGTAATCGTTCCACCCAGAACTTGTATTGTTTTTGACCCATATGATAACGCCCGCCCTATAAAAACCGTTATTGAGCAGGGCGTAATGAAAAATTGGATACGAGGACCAACCCGAGCAAATATAATAAACCGCCCCATCTTTCATCACGCCGGCCATTGCGTGGAATGCTTTGTCTATAAATATGCCGAAATCCTTTTCCGGCAATGCATCATTCCTTATGCCTTCCGAGGTATTCCTCCCCTGGCCTGAATAGTTCACGTTGTATGGCGGATCGGTGAAGATCATGTTGACCTTGACTTTCCCCATGAGTTTTTCCATCTGGCCCATGTCCGTGCTGTCGCCGCACATTACCCGATGGAGATCGCCAAGTTGATAAATGTTCCCTATCCGGGCTTTCGGTTTTTCTGGTAAGTTCGGCACATCATCAGGTTTGGTTAATCCTTTTTCCAAGTCGAAAATGTTATCTAATTCTCCGGCCTCAAATCCCACCTTTAATAATAACTCCTCATCAAAATTCGCCAGCAAGTCCCAATCCCATTGCCCGAGATTCTTATTCAGGCGGATGTTAAGTTCCTGCTCTTTTTTTAATTTCGGGATATTGACATAAACCACGGGCATTGTCTTGATTCCCAGCTCCTTGCATATCTTTGCCCGGACGGAGTTATATCGGCATAAAACGAGGCTTCTGCATCACTTCCGCCTATCCCCCAGACTTGTTCCAGTTTCGCAATTATCTCTTTCTCATTTCTACCATTAAATTGTAAATATCTACATATTTGCGAAGTGCCCGCCGATGATGATGTTATTCCTCTTGGGCGCCGAATTCACAATAATCGGGTCCACTATCCCGAACTCCGTAATGCTGGCCTTGAGGTCGTTACATTCCTTCTCGTTGGCCTGCCTCGGGTTATACTCCGAAAACCTCAATTTGTTAATCGGGACTTCTTTTACCTGCATAAGCCCTCTTTTACTGCCTCCAGTATTTCCACTGCGCCCGAATGTGGACCGGCGGGGTTGCTCCCGCATCGATGGACATGTTGCTTGAGTTTATTTCTTCTGTCCTGGAAGCTCCCCTGACTATTGTACCCTGGCTAAAGTCCTCAAGAAAGCCGGTAAGCAGAAAGTTCGTATTTACTGGCGTAGTGGATACCCAGTTCACATAAGCAGGCTGCGTGGTATAGTTCACTGTGTAAATCTCATTGGTGATCCTATCGAAGTTGATCACGGTTATTCCGGTGGCTGTGATCACCTGCCAGCCAACCTCATTGCCGGATGCTCCGGTCCCGTCCGCCATGGCGCTATCGCCAGCCAGACAAAGCAGCCCGATCAATATGGCTACAAATAAGATTTTTCTCATTCTCGTATTTCCTCCTTGTGGTATGGGATAAATATGATTATGCCCTTGTTGTGTTCTATGTGGAACATTGCATCGAGCATCGGGCAGGATTTTTGGTCGTCACCCATGGCCGGATATCGCCAGGGCTCATTGAGGCTGGTCCATAGGAGCTTATTCTTCTCGAAATAGTCGAACAGTTTGAGCAGGGTTTCTTTCGGTAGGTTTGTTTTCTTCGACAGGGATTCAATCACTTTGTCATCGATGGACAATAATCTCCTCCTATTTGTGGCATAAAAAAAAGGGGCTACCGCCCCAATTCAGTTTTTGCTGAATCAAGGCAATAGCCCCCGTGATTTATCTGTCAGGGCTGCAATATTCTATTGTCAATAATAGTTTACTTCACGCTTTTGCTTTTGTCAA